TCGTGCGGGGCCTCGGTGAACTGGCAGCCGTTACACGTCAGCCGGAACAGGTCGCCGCTGCCGCCACGCTGGAACTCGATAACGCCCTCGAATCCGCCCGCCGTGGGCGAGATGAGTTCCTGGTACAGGCTGTCGTCCTCCACCGCGATGGTGGCCGTGAGTTCGTAGTCCACGTTCCCGTACGTAATCTCGAACGGGTCGCGGGCATCACCAGTCGGGTGGCTGCCAGCGGGCGCGATGTACCGCCCCTCGGTCAGGTTGTTCTCCAGCGAGAACGTGAAGTCGATGAACCGGGCGAACGTGGTGCCGAACAGCGACAGTTCGCTGCTGGCGTCTGCGAACAGCCACGGGTCCGTACTGGGCACGCTGATGCCAGTGGTGGGGCTGCTGCCAGTCTCCACGCCCATCGCCCAGTAGGTGAGGGCTGCGGTCAGTTCGTCGTCCTCGTTCATGGACAGTTCCAGCGAGTTCGGCGTGGCCCCTGGGAACGTGCGCACGAAGTCCGACCCGCCGCCCCGCCCGTAGTACGTGGCTTCGAGCGTCTGCGAGGGCGGCTTCCCGTCCTCCTTCGGCGTGATGGTGTGCGTGGCTGGGCCGGTGCCGCTCACGCTGTCGTTCCCGAAGGCGTACGCCACCGGGTGGCCGTCCTGGAGTACGACGGGTATCTCGCCGCCCTGGTACTCGCGGATGCCTTCCTCCTGCTGGAACGGTTCACGACCGCCACCGATGACGCGCTGCACCATCCAGGACTGTTCGGGGTCGGGAAGGCTGGCGTCCTCCACCACCTTCCCGAACACGTCAGTCGGCGCGACACTGGTGCCCTGGTCGGTTTCCAGGCCCGTCAGCAGTTGAGTGTCTTCCGCTTTGTACGGGTCTGCCATAGTTAGGCATCACCCTCCGGCGAGTTAGTGCTTTCCCCCTGCTCCTGGCTGTCTGCCGCGTCCTCGCCCGCCACGCGCTCGATGCCCTCGCGCTGGGCCAGCGCACGCTCCAGGGCCGCGTACCGACGACCGGCCTGCTGCGGGCTGTCGTCCACGGTGTGCAGCGCCAGCCTGTCCTCCAGGTCGAACTCGTCGGGGTCCTCCTGGCTGCCGTGCAGGTGCAGGGGCTGCGGCAGTGTGTTCGTGCCCTCGGGCAGCGGGAACTCGTCGCCCCGCTCCACCTCGGGCAGCCGTACCAGTTTCGTGCTGATGGTGGTGCGTAGTGTCATGGTTCTCCAGTCAGACAGTGCGGGCCTCGGCCTCGTACGTGACGGTGGCCTCGATGGACCACCAGTTGAACACCTCGTCGTCCACGGTGGCCGCGTCCAGCGTGCCGGTGTCCCACTCGCCTGGCGTGCCGGGCGTGCCCGCTCGCTTCCGCAGCCCCTTCGCCAGCACCTGAAGTTCGGTGTGCAGTTCCTCACGCCGAGCGCGAGACTCGGGCGTGCTGATTTCCATGTTACACGAGGCCCGCAGGTCGGCCACGTCCCGAGGGCCGTCCACGTACTCGGTGTTCCGGTCGCCCGTCTCCACGACCAGGATGTACTCGTTCGTGTAGTCCACGCCCTTACGCGGGTTCCCGTCCTCGTCCTCGCTCACGAGTTCGATGTTCTCGGGCTTTGCGGGGCCGTCCGACTCGGGCAGCGTGCCCCAGTGCGTGTCGATGAACTCGCGGGTGAGTGCGGCCACGTCCCAGTCCACGCGGAACACGGCCATCAGTCGCCACCTCCACCGCTCGCTATCTGCGAGGGGTCGTCCACGATGGCGATGCTGCCGGACTGGAGCAGGTTCCCCGTGTCGCTGGCCTCCTGCGCGATGATGGCCTGGGACTTATTGAACCCCACCTCGGCCACCTCGGCCACGATTTTCTCGGGCGCGTTCGGGTCGCTGCTGCCCTCGAACTGCCGGGCGATGGCAGGTGCTGCACTCGCCGCTGCATCCAGGCCGCGCTGTCCGAAGTGGACGCCCTCGGTGCCGTTCTTAGCGATGGCCTTCACCACTATCCAGGCCACGTTCCGCTTCTGCTCGGCGCGGTTCGCGGCGGGTTCACCGGCCTCTTTCAGGCCACCGGACAGGTCGGGCCACTTCCGGTCCACCCACGAGTGGATGGCGTCGAACGGCGGCTGCGTGCCAGCGTACGCAGTGGGGAACTCCACGTACTGGGCGTACTCGGCCCCGTAGGCGACCACTGCGCCGCTGTCCATCTCCTGAATCATCTCGCTCACGTTCACGTCGCCCTCCTTCACGCGCACTTCACCCGCCACGGTCAGAACACCTTCTTGATGCGGTACTCGTCCACGGACTCGTACGCCTGTTCGCGCAGCCTGGCGGCGGCAGTGCCCTGGCTGGGCACGTCCTCCGGCCCCGAGGCCACCATGCTGCCGTACTGGTCGGTGTCCAGGAGGTCGGCGGCCACCAGTTTCGCCGTGGCCCTGCGGATGCTCGCGGGCACGGACTGCGACAGGGCCTCGGTGTCGCTGCCGTTCTGCTCGTCGGTGCCGAACCGGAACGTGAGTTCCACCTTCGCCGGGTCTATCAGGCCGCTGCCCCGGATGGGGCCGACCATGAACACGTCGGCGTCGATGTACAGGCTGCCCTGGCGCTCGTCCAGCCACCAGTCGCCGTCCCGCCCCTCGTTCGCCAGGATGTCCTCGGTGGACTCCGGCAGCAGCACCTCCAGGGACTCGATGCTCGTCACTCGCGCCCGGTCCAGGTTCACGATGCCCCATTTGTCGATGGGTTCCACGAACCCGTGGCGCGACGAGCGGCGTCGTCGGCGCGAGAAGGCACGCTCCACCTCGCGGGGCCACTCCACGGTGCGCACCAGCCCGCTGCGCTCACGCAGCCGCCAGGCACGCCTGGCGCGTTTGTCTATCTCGTCCGAGGCCTCCAGTATCATCTGCTGCACCTGGGACTCGGTGGGGTCAGAAGAAGCGTCGAACGACTTGTTCCGCACCCACCGCTCCACGTCGGCGGGTTCTGCGTACCGTACGCCTGTATCCAGGAGTGCCATACGTGTTCAGTGGTGTGGGCGGGCCATAAAGCCCATCGCAGGCCGGGCGTGCGGCTGCGTCAGCCGCCGTCCGGCACGACCACGAGCAGTTCCACGTCGTCCGTGGTGTCGCCCGTGACCGTACACTGCGAGGTGCCCTTACTGGACACTGCTTCGCCCCCGGTCGGCCCGGTGGCGAGTACGTACGGTTCCTGGTCCAGGCTGCCGTCGATGCCCTCGATGTCCGTGAACGTGAGGGTGGCGCTGCCCGCGTCCAGCGTGACCGTGGTGAGGTACGCACGGCCCTCCAGGAGCGGGCTGCCAGCCCCCGAGCGCACGAGTGTGGTGTCACCCGGCATCGTTCAGGCCAGGTTGTGGACCGCGTGAGTACGCGACGGGGCCTCGCTCACGAGGACACCGTAGGCGTCCGTGGCGAAGTTCTCCGTCGGCGTGTCTCGGGCGAGCGGGTGCATCGTCACGTCCTGGAGCATGGCCATGTAGTGGGCCGATGCGTCGAACGAGGTGAACAGCCGCTCGCCGTCCGTGTTCGTGCTGCCGTGGGACTCCAGAATCATCGTGCCGTCGATTTCGAGCGCCTGGAAGCCGAACGAGAAGTCGTCGGCGGGCGACTCGTACATCGTGAAGTCCTGCACGTCCTCCTGGAGGTCCTGGAACGTCTTGTGGTCCGTGACGTGAACGATGTCGTCACGGCTGGCACCCTTCCGGCGCAGGTCGCGGATGGCGTCCCGCACCGTGGAGCGGGTGATGGTGCTGCCCGCCGAGTCCACGGTGGTGCCGTCTGCGGCGGCGTGGTCCGTGAGGGACAGCCAGCCGCTGGCGTCGTTCGCGCTCACGTCGGCGTCCACGTTCCCCTGGCCGACGATAATCTGGTCTTCCTCGTACCGCCGGATGGCCGTGACCTGCTGGTCCTCGGTGAGTGCCCGAGTGGACCGCAGCGTGTTCGCGGCCAGTTGCACGAAGTCCGTGACCTCGTTCCGGCGACCGTAGGCCTCCACGTCGTACGACAGGTTGTTGTACGTGTCGTCGTTCTCCGGCCAGTCCGTGCCCTCGTCAAAGGACGAGGCATCGCCCACTGCGGTGAGTTCGTCCACCTGGATGGTGTCCTCCTGCACGGCAGTGCGGGCGAGCATGTCGGCCAGGGGCAGGTCCTCCTGGTCCGTGATGAACACGTCCGGCGTGAAGAAGATGGGCAGGCTGTACGAGGTCCGGTCGATGGACTTCGTGACCTCCTTCGCGGCCTCCTGGAGCGGGTACCCGTCGCGGGCCAGGCGATTGAACTCCTGGAACGCCCCTTCCCACTTCTTGAACATCGTGGACTTGGCCTCCACGGCCTCGCCACGGCTGTTCAGGAACCCCATCGGGTCCCAGTACGGCACCTGGTCGCCGGGCATCCCGGCGGCCTCGGTGGCCTTCTCCACGAACTGCCCGAAGGACCGCCGATGGGCGACCTGGGCCTCGCGGCTGTTGATTCCGCCCTTCGCACTGCGCACCTCGCTGCCGTGGTTCTTTACGATAGATGCCATGTTACTTCACCACCTCGGAAACCTCGTCGTTCGTCCAGGCGTCCGGGTCCCCGAGGCCGCTGTCCTCCGGTTCCTCGTGCAGGTGCTTCCGCACGACCTCCTGCCGCTCGTCGGGGTCGTCCGGCAGTTCGTCCAGCCCGAGCAGGTCCTTCACCTGCTTCTCGGCTGCTGTCTCGGCGGCCTCGGTGGCCTGCTCCTGCACCTGCTCGGGGTCGGGCTGCTCCTTCTCGCTGCCCTCGCCCTCGCTGCCCTCGCTGCCCTCGGTGTCCTTCTCGAACACCTCGGACTCC